ATGACGAAATTACAAGTATTCAACAACGCGGAGTTCGGATCCGTACATACAACCATTATTGGCGGGGAACCTTTCTTTGTAGGAAAGGATGTGGCGGAAATTCTCGGTTACAGCAATCCGCAAAAAGCACTTAGAGATCATGTTGATGAAGAGGATAAAACGCTGAACGAATCGTTCACCGTTAATGGAACAATGGTAATTCTTATCAATGAATCCGGGCTTTATAGTCTGATCCTTCGCAGTCGCCTACCAAAGGCAATGCAGTTTAAAAGATGGGTAACATCGGAGGTTCTTCCGTCAATCCGAAAATACGGCATTTACGCGATGGAGGATCTTTTAGAAAATCCGGACTTTGCCATTGCCGCATTTACTCGGTTAAAAGAAGAACGTAAAAAAAGAGAAGCATTGGAGTTTACGGCGGCTGTACAAAAACAGAAGATAGCGGAACTTAGGCCGAAAGCATGCTATTATGATGTGGTTTTGAAATGCAAGGACATAATTCCCATACGCGTGATAGCAAAAGATTATGGTAAATCGGCACAATGGATGAATAACTTCTTGCACGAACGCGGTGTGCAGTATAAGCAGTCTGATATTTGGCTTTTATATCAAAAATATGCCGAGAAAGGCTATACCAAAATAAAAACGCATACCTACGAGGATTTTTACGGTATTACCCATTCAAAGGAGCATACCTATTGGACACAAAAGGGAAGACTTTTCCTTTATGACTTTTTGAAAGGTGAAGGAATCCTGCCGTTGATTGAACGGGGGAAAAACAATGGGTAAAAGCTATAAGAAACTGTTGGAGACAACCCTGAATTTTAAGCCTATAGTCTACATTTGTGCACCCTATCGGGGGGAGAAGGAAAAAAATGTGCAACGCGCTGTCCGGTATGCCGATTATGCCTACCGGCACGGCGCAATCCCCATAACTCCACACCTTTTATTCCCGTTCATGGATGACAATAATCAAAAGCACCGTAAAGATGCGATGTTTATGGATATCGTTCTTTTGGGAAAATGCAATGAATTGTGGGTGTTCGGGGAAACAATTACGGACGGTATGCGTGTGGAAATCGGGGTGGCCGAAAGACGTAGACAGCCGATTAAGTATTTTACGGATAAAGAGTTGGAGGCGATGGCAGATGCGTGATTTTGCGGTAGCTTACGGAAATAGCCGTCGGGCGAAAGAATGGGTGAATAAAACCATCCGTTACGAGGATTTAAAAGCACGGCTAAAGGTACCCGTTCGCACAACGGAGTCGGCGGAGGAGTATGCAAAAATGGGAAAAGCCGATCGTGAAGTTGCAAAAGACCATGGCGGTTTTGTTGCGGGAATTTTAGCGCACGGCAGGCGGAAAGTAGACAGCGTTGAATCCCGTTCCATGCTGGCCTTGGATGGGGATCATATTGCTAAAGATTTTATCGCCAAGTATGAAACGATTGCGCCGTATACCTCTTTCCTGTATACGACCCATAGTCATACGGCGGATAAACCGAGAGTCAGAATTGTGTTTCCGTTAACACGGGACGTAACACCGGAAGAATTTGTGGCGGTTTCCCGATATTTAGCAGCTATGCTGGGGATTGATCAATTTGACGAATGCTCGTATCTGCCGAATCAACTCATGTATTGGCCGTCTACGCCGCGAAACGGCATATTTGCCTACAAGGAAGTGGAAAAAGAGCCGCTTAATCCGGACGCGATCCTTGCAGCCCACCCGGAGTGGACGGATCCGACTCGACTTCCGACATCTTCTCGGGAAAGTAACGCCAATCGGGTACAACGGCGGAAAGTACAGGAGCCGCTTACAAAAAAGGGTGCGGTAGGCCTGTTTAATCGTACGTTTTATCCGATAAACACCGCGTTGGAAAGGTTCCTGTCGGACGTGTATGAGCCGACAGATAATGCAAACCGCTGGCATTTGATATCTTCACACAGTGTGGCGGGAGTGGAAGTTATTGAAGATAAATTCGTGTATTCCCATCACGCTAAAGATCCCGCATATCTTACCTTGTGCAACGCTTTTGATATCGTCCGCAGGCATAAATTTATAGGTATGGAGGATAAAGAATCCTTTAAGAAAATGACCGAATTTGCCATGAGCCTTGACGAGGTAAAACGCAAGGCGGCAAACGAGCGTTTTGAGGAGGCGGAAACGGAGTTTACAGACGAGGAGGATTGGCAGAAACAATTGCGGTATACAGCGAAGGGAGCGGTGTTGGAAAATTCGTTGTATAACGTAAAGCTTATCATACAAAACGACCCGCAGCTTAAAAGTATCGTCTTTAATCAACTGGCCGACGGTCTTGAAATTAAAGGCGATGTGCCGTGGCGGCATACGGGGAAATTTTGGCGGGATGCCGACGATGCGCAGTTGATTTGTTATGTAGATGACCATTACGGCACGTTCTCGCAACGGAACTACGATATTGCGATTACTAAAGTGACGGACGACAGGAGCTATCATCCGATCCGACGCTACTTTGAAAAGTTGCCCCCGTGGGACGGCATTAAACGGGTGGATACGCTTTTTATCGACTATCTCGGGGCGGAAGATAACGAATACATCCGCGCTGTCTGCAGGAAGACACTGTGCGCCGCGTATATGCGCGTTTACCATCCGGGGATTAAGTTTGATTACTTACCGGTGTTTAACGGGGCTCAGGGAATCGGCAAATCCACGTTTATTGCCAAACTCGGTATGGATTGGTTTTCAGACAGCCTTACCTTGTCCGATATGAACGACAAGACGGCGGCGGAAAAGTTGCAGGGGTATTGGATACATGAAATCAGCGAATTGGCGGGTATGAAAAAAGCCGATATAGATAAAGTAAAAGCGTTTGTTTCACGAAGTGACGATAAGTATCGCGCGGCTTTCGGGAAACGGGTTATTCCCCATCCCAGACAATGCGTGTTTTTCGGTACTACGAACGAAGAAAACGGGTATTTAAGAGATATTACGGGTAACCGGCGGTTTTGGAATGTGCGGGTATCCGGAAACGGGAAATATAAGCCGTGGGAAATGACGGGAGAAATCGTAGATCAGATTTGGGCGGAAGCTATGGTTTTAGCCGAAGCGGGGGAAAAACTTCATCTTGATCCCGCGTTGGAAACGCTGGCACGGGAAGAACAGCGTGACGCCATGCAGCAGGACGACCGTGAAGGGCTTGTACGCGCATATCTGGATATGCTTTTACCGGATACGTGGGATAGTATGGATGTTTACAGGCGGCGAGATTATTTTCGTGATTGGGATGATCCCGCCCGTCCTAAAGGCACGGTTAGACGTACGGAAGTATCCAATATTGAAATATGGTGCGAGTGTTTCGGTAAGGCGAAAGAGGATATCAAGCCGGCGGACAGTTATGCCATATCGGCGATTATGAAACGGGTGAAAGAGTGGGAGAAAACCGGAAAACGGGGGTATACCGGACCATATGGGCAACAACGCCTATACACTCGGAAATAGCGGATAACTTCCCTCGGGACAAGTGCCTACAAAGGGTGGTACTTGCCATATAGTTGTCCCGGATGTCACAGGTGGTCCGTTCGTTTTGTGGAGAAATAACGGGAGTTGGACAAATTCGGACAGACAACTTATGAAATACTATATTAGACTAAATAGTTATTTATTATATCAAGCGTGCGCGTAACGCGTATATTCGCGCGTATAGGAATTTTTGGCACTTGTCCGTCATTGTCACAGAGAAGATGTCAATATGGTGTGTAAAAAAAGAACGATATACCGAGAACCGGTGCGGATAAAAAGCATATGGAAACGGTAAAAGAGGCGGGTGATAGGGTTTTGAGAGAAAAAGAAACGGAAAGAAAATTGGTTTGCGCCGTTAAATCTATGGGAGGTATGGCTGTAAAGCTTGTAAGCCCTTCCGTTGACGGACTGCCGGACAGGCTTATTCTTTTACCGGGAGGTAAGGCGGGGTTCGTGGAGCTTAAAGCGAAAGGAAAAAAGCCGAGAGCCTTGCAGGTAAAACGCATGAACGATTTACGGGCCTTAGGGTTTACCGTTTTTGTGGTGGATGATAAAGAGCGGATCGGAGGGGTGTTACATGCAATACAAACCACATGAATATCAAAAATATGCAACTGATTTTATTATTTCCCATCCCGTTTCGGCCATTTTGTTGGAGATGGGGTTAGGTAAGAGTGTCATTACCCTTACCGCTATAAAAAAACTGATGCTGGATTCCTTTGAGGTTTCCCGTACACTCGTTATTGCCCCGCTTAGGGTGGCAAGTACCACATGGCCCGAAGAAATACGGAAATGGGAACATTTAAAGCATTTAACCTATTCGGTAGTAACCGGCGGAGAGAAGAAACGATTACAGGCATTACGGACACCGGCGCATATCTACATCATTAATCGGGAGAATGTGGATTGGTTGGTTACGAAAAGCGGGGTGCCGTTTCACTTTGATATGGTTGTAATAGATGAACTGTCCGGTTTTAAATCCTATCAGGCGAAACGGAGTAAAGCCCTTTTAAAAGTACGACCGAAAGTAAAACGGGTGGTGGGGCTTACGGGCACGCCGTCTTCCAACGGTCTGATGGATTTATGGGCGGAATTCAGAATCCTCGATTTAGGAGAGCGGTTGGGCAGGTATATTACGCAGTATAGAAACACCTACTTTCTTCCGGATAAACGCAATCAGCAGATGATATTTTCCTATAAGCCGAAAGCGGGAGCGGAGGAGAAGATTTATAAAAAGATTGGCGATATTACGATTGCCATGAAAGCCACGGATTATCTACCTATGCCCGACCGTATTATAAATAAAATTAACATACCCTTGTCGGCTACGGAGCAAAAGCGGTATGATACCTTAAAGAGGGAGATGGCGGTGTCGGTGAAGGGGAAAGAAATAGATGCCGTTAATGCGGCGTCTCTGTCCAATAAACTCCTGCAAATGGCAAGCGGTGCGGTATACGATGACGAAAAACGGATGATCCCCATTCATGACAGAAAGCTGGATGCTTTGGAAGAGGTCATTGAAGGAGCGAACGGTAAACCGGTACTGGTGGCATATTGGTATAAGCATGACCTGGAACGGATTAAGAAACGCTTTACGGTACAGGAGATTAAAACAAAAGAAGATATTGCCGACTGGAATGAAAGAAAAATACCGGTCGCCGTTATTCATCCGGCAGCCGCCGGCCACGGGTTAAACCTTCAAAGCGGCGGGTGTACATTGGTTTGGTTTTCGCTTACGTGGTCCTTGGAGTTGTACGAGCAAACCAACGCAAGGTTATATCGGCAAGGACAGAAAGAAACCGTAGTTATTCATCACCTGTTGGCTAAAGGCACGATTGATGAAGACGTCATGAACGCCTTGGCCCATAAGAATAAGACACAGGCGGCATTGATAGATGCCGTTAAAGCGAATCTAACCATATCTTAAAAATCGGTATAGGAGGAACGGAATGAGCGTAAAAGAATATTTGCAGCAAGCCTTTTATGTCGATAAAAGGATTACAGGGAAGTTGGAGCAACTGGATCGATTAAATGCGTTGGCGACCAAAGCGACATCGACGTTGTCGGATATGCCGAAGAGTCCCGGCGGTACAACGTCCGGGTTGGAAGCTACGGTAGTAAAGATTGTTGCCCTGCAAGAGGAAATCAATCGGGACATTGATGCCCTCGTTGATTTAAAGCGGGATATTGCAAGAGAGATTTTTTCCTTGAGTAATAAAGAAGCACAGACCATTCTTGAAAAAAGATACCTTTGCTTTGAAACGTGGGAGAAGATAGCCGTCGACATGAATCGTTCCATTCAGTATTGCTTTATGGTACATAGGAAGGCGTTAAAAAAGATTAAAGCGGGTCAACGGGTATAGTCGGCACGAAAGAAGTATACGTAAAAAGCCTTGAAGAAATTGTCCTTCAAGGCTTTTACAGAATAATTACGTATTAAAATTCGTTAAAATGTATATAGTAATCTATAGTAAAATGTATAGAATTATAGTTCCCGTCTGTGGTACAGTTAGGATAGAACGAGCGTAAGAAAAAGAGAGAGCGACTGAAAAGCAAATGACCGCTCTATTAAAGCGGCCATTCACTATTATGAAATATGTAAAACAAAAAATAAAGAGCTATCTGTTATCAGTATAACGAAGATTTTATCGGTATGTCAATAGGGACATAAAAAGATAGCTGTGCGTTAAAATCTGCGTTGTTATCTGCTTGAACGGGTGTGTATTAAAATTCGTTAAAATGTATATAGTAATCTGTAGTAAAATGTATAGAATTATAGTTTCCGTCTGTGGTACTGTTAGGATGGAAAGGATGTAAGAAAGAGGATTGGGGTGATGCGATGCCGAGAAAGCCGAAACAACCGTGTGCCTATCCGGGTTGTCCGCGATTGTCGGAACGAAGATATTGTGAAGAGCACCGTAAAAAAGTAGCGAGCGTGTATGACAGATATACGAGAGATCCGGTGATACGGAGAAAATATAACGGGCAGTGGCAACGGATCCGAAAACGGTATGTAAGCGTGCACCCGTTTTGTGAACGGTGTTTGGCACAGGGGAAGCTTACTCCCGTTGCGGAAGTACATCACATCTTACCACTTACTCGGGGCGGAACGCATGAGGAAGTAAATTTAATGAGTTTATGCAGATCCTGTCACATGATCCTTCATAGTCAGTTGGGGGATCGAAATGGAAAGTCGCATTGACCCCGGAGGGGGGAGTGTTATCTCTACAGGGGTAACAATTCCAAGCCGAGGCGGGGTCACACGCGCAAAAAAAGCGTAATCAAAGGGGGTATTTAGGGCATGCCGAGCAAATCGAATAACATCGGCGGGCGAGGCGGCAGACGAATCGGAGCGGGAAGAAAGAAAAAAGCCGTTATGGAAAAAGCAAAGGAAGGAAATCCGGGCGGGAGAAAATTAAGTATCCTGGATATACCGGAAATGGAAGGAACGGAGATGCCGCAGCCGCATGAATTTCTGTCGTCTACACAAAAAGACGGAACGCAGCTGCAAGCTAAGGACATTTTTACGGAAACCTGGCAGTGGCTGCAAACGATAGGGGTCAGTGCAAAAGTACCCGTACCGCTTATTGAACGGTATGCCATGAGCAGTGCCCGCTGGATTCAGTGTGAAGAAGTTACCAGCAAGCTGGGATTTTTATCTCGTCATCCGACTACGGGAAAACCGATCCCGTCGCCATTTATTAATATCGGAATTAACTATATGAATCAAGCCGTGAGACTGTGGAATGAAATTTTTCAAATTGTAAAAGAAAATTGTACCACCGAATTTGACGGTGCGGCACCTCAAAACGACTTGATGGAACGATTGCTTGTCGCACGAAAGAAAATGTAAAAAGAGAACGGTTGTATTGCAATAGCAAGGGACACTGTCAGTAAAAGAAATGACGGGGTCTTTTTTTTATGGGAGAAGTGTGGGATATGAAAAATCAGTTGTTACAATATGAATTGCGGGATATAGAGGAGATCATTCCTTACGTCAATAATTCCAGAACGCATTCGGAAGAACAAATAAAAAAAGTAATGGCTTCCATTAAGGAGTTCGGGTTTTTAAATCCGATTCTTATTTCGGAAGATAACGTGGTAACGGCGGGGCATTGTCGTTTGGTTGCGGCTCAGCGGCTGGGGTTTAAGAAGGTGCCCTGTATTAAAGAAAACTATTTAACGGAGGCGCAACGAAGAGCGTATGTCATTGCGGATAATAAGTTGGCGCTTGATGCCGGTTGGGATCGGGATTTGCTGAAAATTGAGTTGGAAGAATTGGAAGGCGCCGATTTTAATCTGTCGCTGTTAGGCTTTGAGGACGACGAGCTTGCAGACCTTTTTGAAGGGGATAAAGAGGTAAAAGAAGATAACTTTGATGTAGAGAAAGAATTACAACAGCCGACTATAAGTAAGGCGGGGGATATATGGCGGTTAGGTCGCCATCGTCTTATTTGCGGAGATGCGACGAAAGAAGAAACCTATCGGGCGTTGTTGGAAGATAAAAAAGTGAATCTGGTTCTTACCGATCCTCCGTATAATGTAAATTACGAAGGGGCGGCGGGTAAGATTAAAAATGATCATTTGGAAGAGGGGGCCTTTTTTCAATTTTTGTTACAGGCCTTTACGAATATTAAACAGGTGATGGCGGATGATGCCTCGATATATGTGTTTCATGCGGATACGGAAGGATTGAATTTCAGAAAAGCCTTTCAGGAGGCGGGGCTGTATTTATCGGGATGCTGCATTTGGAAGAAACCGTCGTTGGTATTGGGCAGAAGTCCGTATCAGTGGCAGCATGAACCTTGTTTGTACGGGTGGAAGAAAAAAGGAAAACATCGTTGGTATGCCGGAAGAAAAGAAACGACCATCTGGGAGTTCGATAAAACCAAGAAAAATACGGAGCATCCTACCATGAAACCGATTCCGCTGCTGGCGTATCCGATAAAGAATTCCAGTATGACGAATGCCGTTATTTTAGATCCGTTCGGAGGGAGCGGCAGTACCCTTATCGCCGCGGAGCAAACGGATCGTATTTGCTATATGATGGAGCTTGATGAAAAGTACTGCGATGTGATTGTCAAACGGTATATAGAGCAAGTCGGCGGTGATAAAGAGGTTAGTGTGCATAGAGACGGCACCACGTATGCCTTTAAGGAAGTGACGGCCGATGCATGAACCGTAATTCCGTTGAGGTAACGTGCAGGTTCATCGAAAACAGGCCGGAAAGGACTTGATAAATACCTTCTTTAGAGTGATATATATACACAAGGAAAACCCTAAAGGAGGTATATAGATGGAATTACGATATGAACTAAAAGGCGGCATGAGAAAACCGCTGGTTAAAGCCTTGGAAGAAATAACGGGAAGGAAAGCGCAGTACTTGGGAATGCCGGATATGGCCTATAAAATAGATACCTTTACGGTCAGTAAAGAAGGTACGGTCAGCGGGGATACGGACGAAAGGGTACGGGAAGTTCGGGAGATACTGGCTGATACGTACGGTATACGACCGGCAAAACCGGTACCGGAAGGAGCGGACGGATTTACCGTGATGTTGCCGAAGGGGACCGTGGATATTGAAAAACTTATGCAGATTCTTGAGGGTAAAGGGGAATTGATAAAAAAAGCCTTGGGTGTTAGCGACCTTCCCGTTAAAGAAACAGCGGACATGGTGACATTTCCCTGGTTCGGTACGATTGATATGGCACATCGGCTAACCTATACCCGGTTTATTACAGCCCTGGGGATATTCAGTCGGGACGCAAAACGGGTACATAAGGGACAGCGTGAAATTGTCAATGAAAAGTACACGTTCCGATGCTTTCTGTTGCGACTGGGGTTTATCGGTAAGGAATGGAAGCAGGACCGACGGATACTTTTGGAACGGCTGGAAGGATCATCCGCTTTTAGAAACGGGGTGAAAAAGGATGAAACGCCTTTGTGCGGAAAAGATTAATGCCCTGCGAAAATCCTATCCCGTAGGCACTAAGATTGTATTGGTCTATATGGATGATCCGCAGGCACCGCCGCCGGGAACCGAAGGCCGTGTGACGGGGGTGGATGATATGGGATCCCTGTTGGTTTCGTGGGAAAACGGCTCCAGTTTACACCTCCTTCTAGGAGTGGATACGTGGGTGAAAGTCGGTAAAGAGTAGCGGCTTTTAAGGCTATAAAAAACATAAAAATAAGTACATTTTTTCTTCGAAAAGACTTGCTATTATGTGCGTTCAGAGTGATATATATACTAACAAAAGAAATAAAAAACAAAAGAAAAGGAGCAAAAAAAAGATGAAAAAAGAAACCTTAAAGCAATTGGAACTTGAAACGAAGGCATGCAAACACTACGCAGAAAGAGCAAGGGAAAAAGCAAAGGAAGGAAAAATCAGCGCCGCCATTGACCTTTTGGACATTGCGCAAACCGCGAAAACCTGCGCCGACCGGGCACACGAAGAACTCTGGAAAGTTACAAACGGCAAGCTTAACGACAAAGAATTTAAGACTTTTGCGGAAGCCGAAACCTTGAACGCCGCCATTCAAAAAGCTTACCAAGCCATCAAAGCGGCAAGAAAATAAGAAAAAACGAACAAAAGAGTTTCAGAGCCTACGGCTCTGTTTCTCGTAGAAATAAAGAAATGGGCGCAGAGGAGGCGTCTTTTTTTATGCCTTAAAAGCCGGAAAGGAGGGAAGGCGGTGGAAAACTATGAAGTCACTAAATTTAAAAAGGAAGATTCGATTTATAACAAAGACCTGGCGGATTATGCGGTAAGCTTTATCGAATGCTTAACGCATACGAAAGGTACATGGGCGGGTAAAGCCTTTACGTTGTTACCTTGGCAGGAACAAATCATCCGGGATTTGTTCGGCGTGGTTAAACCGAATGGATATCGTCAGTTTAATACTGCATATATTGAAATTCCGAAGAAGATGGGTAAGCAGCTTGATTTAAAAACTTTGATTCCGACACCATCGGGTTTTACAACTATGGGTGAAATCAAAGTCGGTGATGAGGTTTTTGATGAGCAGGGCAAGGTTTGTCATGTTGTTGCTAAAAGTGAAGTGGACTATAAAGAGCAGGCTTATAAGATTAGGTTTAAAGACGGAGAAGAAATTGTTGCAGGTGCAAGGCATCAGTGGATTGGTGAAAGAACACATGGTAAGACAAAGAAAGTAACACTCACAACCGAGGAGCTTTACCGCTTGCCAAAAGAAAATGATTCTTCCTACCGGTTCAGAATCCCCGTTGCTAAAGCTGTTGAAACTAATACCGGCATGCTTGCGGTTGATCCTTATCTTATGGGGTATTGGCTTGGAAACGGTAATGCAATAAAGCCTGAAATTACGATTCAAACCTGTGATGTGATAGAAGTGTTAAATCGAGTTTGGCCAAACCATAAATTGGGTGCACGCTGGCCTAACACGGGAGATTCTTTTGTCTGCCGTATACCTGAACTAAAGAAAATATTGGTGGAAAGCTTTAGAGAAAAAGTAATCCCATTAGAGTATTTAAGGGCTTCATATTCTCAGAGGTTAGACCTTTTGCAAGGACTCATGGACTCAGACGGGTCTATATCTACCGTAAAAGGGCAGGCTATTTACACGTCTACCGAGAGGGCCTTATCTGAAAGCGTGAGTGAGCTTTTATGGAGCTTAGGGATAAAGAATTCGATAACAACAGCAGATAGTGAGCAAAGGCTTGATTGGACGAAACCAAGTAAAGAGTGTGGACGGGTTAAAACCGGAGAAACACTGTATTACGTTAAGTTTACAGCTTTTAGTGACACGCAAATTGCGGGGCTTAAACGAAAACAAAAGCATGCTGTAAAAAGACATCCAAGAACGAGAAGTCATTACCGCTATATTGACCGAATAGAAAAAGTGGAAAACAATGGCATGCAGTGCATACAGGTAGATAGTTCGTCTCATCAATATTTGGTGGGGCGTTCTTTTTTGCCAACTCATAACAGTGAGCTTGCCGCAGCAGTGGCCTTACTTTTATGCTGCGGGGATAATGAAGAACGGGCGGAAGTGTACGGCTGTGCGGCGGATCGGCAGCAGGCGGCGATTGTTTTTGATGTGGCGGCGGATATGGTGAAAATGTGCCCGGCATTACATCGAAGGGTAAAGATATTAGCTTCCCAAAAACGGATGGTGTATCTTCCCACTAACAGTTTTTATCAAGTGCTGTCGGCGGAAGCGTACTCCAAGCACGGTTTTAATATACACGGGGTGGTGTTTGATGAACTTCATACGCAGCCGAATCGTAAACTTTTTGACGTCATGACCAAAGGATCCGGGGATGCGCGCATGCAGCCGTTGTATTTTCTTATTACCACGGCAGGTACGGATACGCACAGCATTTGTTATGAAACCCATCAAAAAGCTGTCGATGTCCTCGAGGGAAGAAAGATCGATCCCACTTTTTACCCGGTCATTTACGGAGCGGATGAAACGGACGACTGGACGGATCCTAAGGTGTGGAAGAAGGCCAATCCCTCGCTCGGCGTGACCGTACAAATGGAGAAGGTGCAGGCGGCCTTTGAATCGGCCAGACAAAATCCGGGAGAAGAGAACTCCTTTAGGCAGTTACGGTTAAACCAGTGGGTGAAACAATCCGTTCGTTGGATGCCGATGGAAAAGTGGGATAAATGCGCGTTTGCCGTAAATGAGGAAGAACTGGCGGGACGGGTATGTTATGGAGGGCTTGATTTATCCGCTACGACTGACCTTACTGCTTTTGTCCTGGTATTTCCGCCGGAAGAACAAACGGATAAATATCAAATTTTACCCTATTTTTGGATACCGGAAGAAACGGTAGACCTTCGGGTAAAACGAGACCATGTGCCCTATGATGTGTGGAAGAAACAGGGGTTTATTCAAACCACGGAAGGGAACGTGGTGCATTACGGTTTTATTGAAACATTTATTGAACGGCTGGGCGAACGGTATAACATACGGGAAATCGCCTTTGACCGTTGGGGAGCCGTACAAATGGTGCAGAACTTAGAAGGGATGGGTTTTACGGTTGTTCCTTTCGGCCAAGGCTTTAAGGATATGAGTCCGCCGACGAAAGAACTGATGAAACTTACATTGGAAGAAAAAATAGCCCATGGCGGGCATCCCGTACTGCGATGGAATATGGATAATATTTTTATTCGTACGGATCCGTCGGGAAATATTAAAGCGGACAAAGAAAAATCTACCGAAAAGATAGATGGTGCTATCGCTATGATTATGGCACTGGATCGAGCCATTAGGTGCGGAAATGATAATACCGCTTCGGTATATGATGAGCGAGGAATTTTGTTTATATAAAAGGAGAGGAGATATGGTATCTATATTTAGGTGGTTAACGAGGGATAAACCGAAGAATATCATGGAAGGAAGTCCGTTCAGACCGGTGTACGGGGGAAGCCCTGCGGGAAAAATAGTTACCGAACGGAGTGCTATGCAGCTTACGGCGGTGTATGCTTGCATACGTATTTTAGCAGAGTCTATTGCCGGGTTACCCTTACATGTATATCGGTATACAAAAACAGGTACCAAAGAAAAAGCGGCAGACCATCCGCTGTTTTTTTTATTGCATGATGAACCGAACGAAGAAATGACGAGTTTTGTCTTTAGAGAAACACTCATGACACACATACTGTTATGGGGAAACGCCTATGCCCAGATCATTCGAAACGGGAAAGGAGAGGTACTTTCCTTATATCCGCTTATGGCCAATAAAATGAGAGTGGATCGGGATGAGGCCGGAAAACTGTGGTATGAATATAGCGGCGGCAATACAGGGAAAGGGAATGAGACGGTACGGTTATCGCTGAAAGAAGTACTGCATATTCCGGGACTGGGATTTGACGGACGGGTGGGGTACTCTCCCATTGCCATGTCGAAAAATTCGCTCGGTATTGCTATGGCGTGTGAAGAATACGGAGCAAAATTTTTTGCTAACGGTGCCACTCCCGGCGGCGTACTGGAACATCCCGGTATATTAAAATCTCCCGAGCGGGTACGGGAAAGCTGGAATGCCACCTTCGGCGGTAGCGCAAATGCCAATAAAGTGGCGGTTTTGGAAGAAGGGATGAAATATACACCTGTTTCTATTGCACCGAACGAAGCACAATTTTTAGAAACGAGAAAATTTCAGCTTAGTGAAATTGCGCGTATGTTTAGGATACCGCCACATATGATCGGCGATTTGGAAAAATCCAGCTTTTCAAATATTGAGCAGCAATCGCTGGAATTTGTAAAGTATACGTTAGGACCTTGGGTTTCGAGGTGGGAGCAAGCGTTGGAACGAAGCCTTTTAGCAAGAGAAGAACGGCGAGAATATCGCATTGCCTTTAACGTGGATGGGTTATTACGAGGGGATTATGAAAGCCGAATGAACGGGTATGCCATCGGAAGACAAAACGGCTGGATGAGTGCCAATGATATTCGCAGACTGGAACATTTGGATAGAATCCCGACGGAAGAAGGCGGAGACGAGTACTTGGTAAACGGATCAATGACGCGGTTGGCACAAGCGGGAATAGCCTATGAATCGCGAAAGGAGGAAATGTAGTATGAAAAAATTTTGGTATTGGAATACACATACGGATGAAGAAACGACACATCGTACGTTATTTTTACAGGGAGTCATTGCGGAAGAATCCTGGCTGGGCGATGAAATTACTCCCAAGATATTTAAAGAAGAATTGGAAAACGGCACGGGAGATATTACCGTTTGGTTACATAGTCCGGGTGGAGATTGCATTGCAGCCGCACAAATATATAACATGCTGTTGGATTATAGCGGACAGGTGACCGTGCATATCGACGGGTTGGCCGCCTCGGCGGCTTCGGTCATTGCGATGGCGGGGAGTATCGTACGGATGACTCCTGTTTCCATGCTCATGATCCATAACCCGATGACCATCGCCTCGGGGGATACGGGAGATATGCAAAAAGCGATCGATTTGTTAACGGAAGTAAAAGAAAGCATTATGAACGCCTACGAACTTAAAACGGGCTTGGCGCGTAAAGAAATATCCGAACTGATGGATGAAGAAACCTGGATGAACGCCAAAAAAGCGATATCCTTGGGATTTGCCGATGAAATGGTGCACCAGGGAGACGCATGGCAACAGGAAGGAGCGGGTACCGATGAAATGATGTATTCCGAAAAACAAGTGCAGCAAATTTTACGAAATAAATTAATACCGCCGTATACGCCTATTCGTACAGGGCGATCGGTGGAAAAACTGAAGAAGGCCTTACAAGACCAATACATGGAGGGATAACGATGACAGTACAAGAATTAAGAGAACAACGAATGAACGTGTGGAATCAGGCGAAACAATTTTTAGACACCCACCGTAAAGACGGCGTACTCGGTGCGGAAGATGATGCCGCATACGCAAAGATGGAAAACGCCTTACAGGAATTAGGAAAAGAGATAAAACGTCAAGAAACGCTGGATGCCTATGAACGTGAAATGAAACAAGCAACAACCAAACCGTTAGTCGGGGAAGTGGAAAAACAGGCAGCGGCGGAAAAACGGGGGCGTGCCGGCGAGGCTTATAAAAAGGCGATGCTGGAGGCTATACGGTGTAACTTTAAACGGGTACAGGACGTATTACAGGAAGGCGTGGATGCCGATGGCGGGTATTTGGTACCGGAAGAATATGATCGGCGGCTTATTGATGTCCTTCAAGAAGAAAACATTATGCGTACGTTAGGTACGGTGATTACAACCGGCGGACAGCATAAAATCAATATTGCGGCCACTAAACCGTCCGCAGCCTGGATTGAAGAAGGAGGAAGTCTTACCTTTACCGATGCCACCTTCGCACAAACCTTGCTGGATGCACATAAACTTCATGTCGCCATTAAAATCACGGAAGAACTGTTATATGACAGCGCCTTTGATTTGGAAAGCTATATTATAACGGAATTCGGTAAAGCGATTGCCAATGCGGAAGAAGACGCCTTCTTAAACGGCGACGGAAACGGTAAGCCCGTAGGTCTTTTTGATGCCAAGAAAGGCGGTACGGCAGGAAAAAGCGTAGCGGCGATTAAAGCGGACGACATGTTGGCGTTGGTGTATGGCTTAAAACGCCCGTACCGAAAAAAGGCGGCGTTTATTTTACATGATACCGCGTTAGCTTCCTTACGGACGCTTAAAGACAATAACGGAGCATACATGTGGCAGCCCAGCTATCAGCAGGGGGAACCGGACTCGTTGTTGGGATATAAGGTATATACCAGTGCGTTTGCACCGAAAAATGCGATCGCTTTCGGCGATTACAGCTATTATAATATCGGGGATCGAGGCGTACGCAGTTTTCAGGAATTACGGGAGTTGTTTGCCGGTAACGGGATGATTGCTTATGTTGCCAAAGAACGGGTGGACGGAAAACTTGTTTTACCGGAGGCCGTACAGATTTTAACCACGGGTACCGGCAGCACTACAGGTAAATAAAAGTGAGGGGTATACATGATTCAATTGTCGGACATGAAAACCTATCTGCGGGTAGACGGCGAGCAGGATGATATCGTACTGCAGCATCTTATGGAAACCGCACAGGCATTATGTCGGGAAATATTGCGTACAAGTACCCCGGAACAATCCCGAATGCTGGACATGGCGATGATGTATGCCACGGCCTATTTATATGAACATCGGGATGAAGCCGATCATGAAGCGTTGATTGTAACGTTGCGGGCGTTACTTTCAGGAGAAAGGGACGTAGGATTTTAAGAAACGGGGTGAGCGTAGTAAAGACACGAATTGCTTGTCAGGAGTTTAGAGAAAGGCTGCAATTGTATACGCGTATTCTGCAAGATGACGGGCAGGGCGGACAGGAAACGATAGACAATCGTTGCATAGGAGAAGTATGGGGGTATGTACATCGTCCGCATTTTACCGTACTGGATACGGGCACGGGAGAAGGACAAGTCATTACCCAGGGATTTACCATAAGAGATACACCGGTCGTACAGGTACCGGTGTATTTTCTTATCTATCGTACGCAGGCCTATGAAGTGCTGCACATGGATCAAAGTCAAAAAGGGTACATTACCTTCACTACCAAGGCGGTGATTCGTTATCGCTAAAGGGAAAAACCTGTTGGTCATACATATCAGTGACACTTCGTATCAGGCTGTAAAGAACCTCAATCGTTATGAAGAACGAACCCGTCAACAGATTGCCGGGGCGATACAACGAAGTACGCGGGAACTGTATACTTTGGCGTTGCAACTGGCTCCTTATCGTACGGGGGAGTTAAAAAAGTCATTGCAGTATCACGTTACGCAGCAGAGCGGTCGGGTGTATACCTACAATCCGGTGGCAAGATTTATGGAATATGGCACTAAAGGAGCGGTGATTACGCCGATTCAGCGAAAAGCGCTGCAAGCGGGCGCAAACGGTTGGTATATGAGTAAATCCGTGGTACCGCCTATTGCGGCAAGACCGTTTATGCAGCCGGCCATGCGGATTGTACAACCGAAAGCGGATAGGCGGATAAAGGAGGCGATATATTTTGGAACCACGTAGTATCCCCTTAAATGAAATACAACGTGCGCTATATGAACTATTGTCACACGGACTGGTGGGAATACCCGTATACGACCGCATTCCCGGCGGGAAAGAAAAAATGCCGTATATATGGTTGGGGGACTTTTCAGGCGAACCGGTCACGGATACGAAAGGGATGTTACTGCATCGCGTACGTCAAGTCCTCGATGTATGGTCCGATCAACCGGGAAAGAAAGAAATCAGCAGGATACTGGGGGAAATTGTATATCTCACTACGCACGGAAGACTCCCGTTACAGGGATATACGCAGATTGGCAATACCCGGATTGCTTCTTATGAAACCATGCCGGAAGTTTATCCGAACGGAACGGGAGCCTATCACGGGAGATTGGTTATGGAATATATGGTAACAGAGGAGGAAAACAGATGATAAATAAACAATATTTACAAACGATGCCGGTTATGCCGGCAGATTCACTTGCCGTACCGGGAAAAGATACGCTGCTATATATTAAAGTGGGTGAAGATGTCTGGGCCTTAGTGGGAGGGCAAAAAAACACTCCGATTACACAAAAAGCGGAAAGCCTGGACGGAACGGATAAAACATCCGGCGGATGGGCGAAAGGGTTACCCGGAATGAAATCCTGGTCGATTGAATTTGACGGCCTGTTGGTTTTGCAAGACATGGGACTGCAAGCGGTACGGAAAGGATATAGAGAAGGCAAACAAGTATATATCCGACTGGAATATGCAACCGGCGCTTATCAGCAAGGATGGGCAAGCGTGACGGAGTTTTCCGACTCCAATGCTTCCAATGAATTGCAGACGGTAAAAATATCCTTTACCGGATACGGTCCGATTTCGGATATTATTGAACCCGAGGCGGCTACGATCACTAATACGACGACAGCCGCCGTTGTGCAGGGCGATACGATTTTTAAGGTTACGCCCGCAGACAGCACCATACGGGTTATTGAAGATACACAAACGGGGAGATTACTGATTCCTTTTGTCGACTACACGTTAAAAAAAGGAATCCTGGCATTCTCGAAAGAGTATGTACAGGGAAAAGGGCATACCGTATGTGTACGATTTGCCACCACGACATATGAATTGACCATTACCGGAGCATAGGAGGAAAGCATATGAAACACAGCAGCACCATTCACGTAGGCGATAAGACTTATGAACTATATTATACTTTGGGAGATATGAGGCGAGTGGAAAAGGAGCTGGGGCGATCGTTACTGTCCATAGTCCTTGCCGGCTATGACGCAGTAGCCTTGGCCAATATTGACTTTATTATGGCGTCCTTGCGATATGGGTTACATGGAAATAATACGCCAAGGGAAGAAAATGAATTATACGATTTTATAGATACGTGGTGTGAAACGGAAACCTTGGATACGATAAGCGCCATGCTTATTAAAGCCTATTTAGACAGCGGTTTTTTTATTCCGAGGAACGGGGAAACGAAAGCAACGACACCCAAGAAAGCGTCCCCGTCACCGGCATAGAAGAATGGATCCGGGCGGTTGAACCGATTGCTTACGGCCTGCTTTCCTTAACGCCGCAAGCCTTAGAGGAACTGCAACCGCAGGAAGTATATGCCATGATCGATGCCTTTAGGTATCGTGAACGTTGGCAGGATCGGAAATGGGCGTATTATATTACGATATTACTAAGCGCACAAGGGGGAAAAGAATTCTCTTTTAAAGACGTATATGAAGGGATCTATCACGGATTGCATCCACATCGCATATCGACAAAACAAGAAGAAACAACAGATTTTTTAACGCAATTTAACTTTAAAGGGAAGTGAACGTATGGGACGAACGGTAACGGAATTGGAAGTCAAAATCGGCGCCGACAGTAAAGGGCTGCAACAGGAATTAAAAAAGACCGAAGGCTATATAAATAGGGGATTTTCGCCGCGTCCCATAACGGCCTTTACCGATGCCGTCGGAGCGGCGGACGGTAAGTTGTCCATGCTTATGGGAAGCCTGGGAAAACTTACGGCCGTAACGGCGGGATGCTTCGGACTCACCTCGATGGTACAAGGCGCATTGACGGCGGGCAATGCCGTTTATGAACTTACGCAAAAATATCGCATGAATACGGAAGAAGCCGTTAAAATGAGTCGGATACTAACCCTTACCGGAGGCGATGTCGAGCAAGCGGCTAAGGCGATTATGCGTATGGATAAAGTCCTTATGGAGAACAGTACGGCGGGAGCGCAGTCTCGGGCGGTATTAGCTGCATACGGTGTAGCTATGACCGATTCAACGGGACGATTATTACCGCTGAATGTACAACTGGAAAGGTTGGCTAAAGGTTATCGCTCGGCCCAAGCGGAAGGCAGAGGGCAAGAATATATCCTGCGAACACTGGGCGTGCGAGGGATGGCGTTAACCAAGACGCTCCTGGAATATGACGAGGCGGCCAAACGAACGGCGGGGATTAAGGGGATCGGGATAGATCCCAAGGAAATGCATGACGTATTACAAGATATCAAGGTCATGAAGATCCAACTTCAACAATTGGAACTTACTGCAGGATCCGCGTTGGCTCCTTTGGTAGGCGGTATATCTCACGACCTTCTGCCGCTTTTACAAGGTACGGCAGCGTGGCTGGGGAAACATAAAGCACTCGTAGGGAGTATTACCGTATCGGCAGTACGACTTATTGCGGCATATGAAGCATTGAAAGCGGTACGTCGAGCGGCAATGACCGTTCAAGACATTTATCAACGAATAAAACCGTCGTCGACTATCCGTATGACCGAGATGGGGGGATTGACACGATCCCAAGAAATGCAAATCAGACGATCCGTCGCCGCCAGCAATGCCCGATATGCCCGGCAGCGTCGGGAGGCGTTGGCAACGGCACGAACCGAGGAAATGTCGGCGGCCGAGTCTGAAAAATTCGTAACCGAAACGTTTACCCGTATCGGGCTTGCAGCGGAACGATCGGCATTTGCCATACGTACACGGATGACGGCGGCTTTTCGGGAAGTTAATGCAGCTGCTGTTGAAAATAGCGAAGTGGTGACGGCGGCGGGCGTTCGCAGTGCCGAATCGGAAGTGGTTGCAGGGCGTGCCGCACAGACCGCAGCTATCATTAAGAGTCGTGCGGCAACACAGAGCATTGCTGCAAGTACGGCGGCGGCTGAGGCCAATCTCCGTACGGGCGGCACCCAAAAA